ATATAATCTCTATAAAATAAACTAGGTGAAAACAATAATTTATTTAGAGATGAATATGAAAATTTAAATTTTTTAGAATAAAAATTATTCTCTTTATCAAAGTTTCTTTTCATAATTAAAATGGTAAGTCTGCTGATTCTTTGATTATTTCTTTCATCTTGTAATCAGTTAACTTTTTTTTATGTTCATCTTTAAGTTCAATAGTAATATCAAATAAACTATTACGCCAATTTAAGTTGTTATGTATTACATTTTTAACTAACTGTTCATGAATAGTTTTTAACATAAATGTATTTAACAAATTTTGATCTAACATTTTATTAAGAAAAGTTTCATACGGATAAGGATAATATGAATTTGCATTAGCAGAATATTTATCAAACTGTTTTCTTAAAGCTTTAAAATTTACATGATTATATGTTTTACTATTTTTAAAAAGCTCACTATATAAATAAAACATCATAGCTATATAACCTCTTGATTTTTCTATATTGCTGTTAGCCATACTTTCCATACCTAAAGATAAATTTTCAGCATCAGTACTAGTAATCATGTTAACAATATTACAATACATTTCCTCATCAATAATTACAGAATCTTCTGAAGCAACATCATAAATACAATTATCAGATACTAATTTACTTTGATTACTATATAAGTATTCAAAATCTTCATAAGCTTCTTTCTTAATATATTTAACATATTTAGAACGTGAAGAACTACCTCTTAATTGACCTAAAGCATCTGCTACTTTATTATCATTGTGATAATAATAACTAGTTAAACAAAAATCAAATTCTGTATTAGATAACATAGTTATACATTCATCATAATTAATTACAAGATCTTTATGTTTTTCAAGTATTTCTAAAATAGCTTCACTAGATACTTTTGTACACCAAGTTTGATTTAAGAAACTTTCTATAAAATTTAAACTTGTAACAATCATATCTAGATTTTTAGTCTGTCTATCTCTTTTAAACTTAAAATCATATTTCTCTGCAACTAAAGCTGCTTTCTCTCTTGGTAATTTAATTTTAGGACTTCTCCAAGCAAGATTAACATTATTTAAATCTAATTTTTTATCATTAGATTCTAATAAATTTTTAAAAGAAGCAATATATTTATCACCATCTTTTATATAATGTCCTAGTTCTTCAAAGTTTATTTCAACTCTTTTATTATCAGGTCTATTAATTTTTAATTCAAATATTTTATTCATTTTTTTCTTTTTTAATACTTAAATACTTACGATACTCAGGTTTAATTTGAACACTAAATACATACAGATCTCTATTGTTAATACTAATATCTCTTCTAGTAAATTGTTCTAGATATTTAAAAGTTTCAGTAGTTAACTTATCATTTTGATGTAGATGTTCTATAAATTCAACTCTGTTCATATGATAATATGAATATAAATTAGATCTATCTAACCAATATCTTACATCTTTATCTTTACTATTACTAATGGAACTATAACACTCTTGTGCAAGCTCATAAATAAAATGAAAGTTTGTATTATAATCTATAGTACAAACAATTTTATCTGCTATGTTTCTATCTTCACTACTATAACTAGAATAATAGTGTTTAAGATCATCTAATAGCTGTTGAGTTAAAGGTTGTAATGTAGAAGAACTATTTAATAAATCATCAATACTATAAACTGGTACACCTTCAAACTTAATTCTATGAGCAAGTCTTAAAGCCATCCCTGTATAAAAATATCTATCAAAAATATTATCATGTACTGAACAAGAAAAATATCTTTCTGCTAGCTTGCGTGTATGAGCAACAAATTGACCTGTTGTATCATGATAATCTTTTACTACATTAGTTCCATCTGCAATCAAATCATAATTAGTAATAGTGCCAAGTAATTTTGTTGTACTTATATTCTCACCATGACTAAATTCATCCCATGCATTCCAATGAGTAATAAATAAATCAGCTTCTTCAAAATCATTAGTAATTCTAATACCATGTTCTTTAGCTGCTTCTTTTATTCTTAAGGATGAAACTTCACAAGATGGAAATACAAACATCTTTTTCTTTTTATATGTAGAGAAAGGTGCAGTGCTCATTACTTCAGGATATAAAATATCTTTAATCCTTTCATAATTATCTACACATTCTTCTAATGCTATATCATTTATAACAGACAAGTTAGATGAAGGGATACCAATGTACCCCTCCACTGAAACTTGTAAGTCATCTAATATTGCATTATCAAATTTTTGAAATACACTTTTAGTTGCCATATTATTTTACAGTCATTTTAATGATGTCTGGATTCATCATCAATTTGTTAAACTTCTGTTTATTACCATTAAAGATAGTTCTGATAACTAGATACTTTAGATCATTAGTAAAATAATCATCTGTACAAAGTCTGATTAATCTATCAGTAATCTTTTGTGTAACTTTACTTTCTTTAGAATAAACTACTGCATAGTTTGCAAGTCTTGTTGCTAAAGTTGATGCAATATCTGCACGATAGTTATCATCTTTACCAAGACAAGATCTTAATTCACCAAGAATATATGCCTCATTATCATGAGTTAATAAATCTACTGGTGTTACTAATTTATCTAGTTTATTATTAATGAATGTAGTAAACATAGATGCAAATGTATCACCTACACTACCTTCACCAATCATTTGAATCATAGATAAACTTTTTTCAAAGTCTTCAAAGCTAGAAATAGCATTAAAGAATGTAGTAATAGATCTTGAATTAGTTTCTTTAGTTACTAACTCTGGATTAAGAAGTAAGAAGTTAATACATCTTGTATCAATACCTGCTTCTTCTGCCCATCTTGCCCATACATCTACATCAAACTTTAAGTTTGCAGTAATATATCTAGTCTTTTGAGCTGTGTCAATACTATTTACCATATAGTCACCATTGTCAGGATTAGCAGTTAACATAATGTGCCAATCTTTTGGTAATGACCATGAGATATAAGTTTGTCTATCAACCAACTCCATAACAGCTTGGATGAATCTAACATCTGCACGGTTCCAGTCATCAAGAAGAAGTATACCTCCATCTTTTTTATCTGCAATCCACTCAGGTGCACAGTAAGACATTCTATTCTTACCTGTCATCTTCCAACCTTGTTTAAGATATTCTTCAACTGCAAGTTCATCTACCCACTGACCAACTTTCTTAGTCATTGTTGCATTTGCTACTTGTGCAGCTGCTGCAGCTTTTTGTGCTGCTGTATATTGAAGATCATCAATCTTTTTTGATACTTGTTTTTCTTTATACATTTGGAATTGACGTACAGGGAAACCAACTAAGTCACCAAGTTCTTCTATTTGTGCTAAGTTTAACTTAACAAAATTTAGATTATTTTCTTTAGCCAGTTCTATAACTGCTGAGGTTTTACCAATACCTGATTCACCTACTACTTCTATAGCAACTGGATTTTTTCCTTGCTCTTGTAAATATCTATTGTTACTGATAATGTGGTTAACAAAACCTTTTAACTCATCAATGTTTAAATTTACTTCTGCCATGTTTAATTAATTTAATTGTATTTTTAATCCTGGTAATTCTTCATTCACATCACAACGACTGCTATGTACCCATAAAGTATTTTTAGGACAGTCATCTGGAGAATATGCTTCACCATCTGTTAAGTATATAAGAGATGTATAATATCCCTTTTCATTATAATGATCTATAACTGGTTGGAAGTCTGTGCCTCCTCTACCTTTAACTTCCCAATCTTTTTTTGGATTGAATTCTTCTATAGAATTTATTTGAGTATCACATTGAACAACTGTAATCTTGTGACCAGTCTTATGCATATGCACTAACTCATTCATAAACTCTTTTAATTCATCATTAGATACTGATCCTGATGTATCAACACCTACACAAACATGATTTTTAAATTTAATTTTAAGACCTGGATTTGCATTGTATCTCTTATTATACTTACGTCTAAGTTTTTTAGTATAACTAATTGTAGAGTTACCAACAAATCTTCTTAAGAAAGCTTTCCAATTAAATTTTGGTGGTTCAATATTTGTAAGTCTTTCAATTAATCCTGCAAGCTCACCTGGTATATTACCACGTCTTTTTTCAGTTGTCTCTGCAGTTTCTTTTAATTGATGTTCTATTTGTTTTTGAACAAGCTTCTTATCAGCTTCTGTTAGATCATCAAATTCATCCCATGTCTGATGGTCATATTGACTATCACCATTCATCTGATCAAGTACATCATTTAATGCATCACAGTTACCTTCTTCTTTTGCCTCTTGTAGAAGTTTATAATATGTATCAGTACCTGCTTTCTTAGGTAAATCTAAATCAGAAAATGTTTCTAATGTTAGACCTCCTTCTGGTAAATAATCATCTGCTATATATTGATTGATCTCAATATCTGCAGCAATATTAAATAACTTATGATCAGGATACTTATCTCTTAAGATAAGATGTCCAAATGATATATGTAATACTTCATGTTTAATCAAACCTATTTGATGCTTATCATTTAAGCCATCAAAGAAATCTGGATTTATACTAAGCTTTACACCTATACCATGTTTAGATACACCTGCTGTAGGTATACTTTTTATATAAGACTTATTAAGTCCAACAACAAAGAGCCCATAAAAGGGCTCCTTGAGAATTAATGTTTTTATACTTCTTGATACTTTTTCTTTTACGTCCATTTTATTTGTAAATCAATATCTTTTACTACAGTTTTCCAACTTCCTACTTTTATATAGCCAAATAAATGTTCTTTAACTGAGTCTTCTATAACTTTTTTCTCCCAATGTTTTAAAGGTAGACTAAACTTTCTAATACTATCTAGTAAGTTAGGCCATGTTAAGCTCTCATCATCTATTGTAGTATTATTTAAATGTGGACTTTTAACATTATGTAGAAATAAACTTCTATCAGAACCTGATAAGTGTTTTACTATTAAAAAATAATGTAAAGCACTTATGTCCATATTTCTTACAGTTTCATAACCTAGTTCTCTATCTTCTTCATTTGAAGTTAATAAAGTAATTACATTATAAAATGTTTCTGAATTTAATTTTACTTTTGACATTTAGTCTTCTATTTTTAAGGTTTTTAACATCCAGATTGGTTTAACTTTTTCTTTTTCAGCAACAAGCCATTCTTTTGCTGTAGGAATATAGTTATTACAATCTTCTTTAACATGTTGTTCTCCAACATATCTTGTATATACTGTTTTACCGTCTGAGTTTTGAAAACTTTTACCAAACCTTTCTTCACATTCAAATATTCCTTCACTGTGATGTCTAAACATTCTGTGAAAAGAATTACCTAACCATGATTTAGTTGCATCAAACCAATCATGTATGTGAATATAATCTTCAGGTTTACCTCCCCATTTTTTAACAGAGGATTTTGCGTGAAGCAATGGATGTGCCATTATATATTCATAGAACTATAATACTCATAATCTTCACATACACGTTGTGTATGAGCTATATTTATTTTAAGATCATTAACATCTAAAGTAAGATAACCATAGCCACCTTCATTATTAACCCAATCCCAATCAACAGTGTTAGATATTTTTCTATATAAATATTCTTCTAACTCTTCTGTTAATTTATTAAATGCAAGGTTTTCTGCATTTTCTTCAAAGATTATATCTTTATTATTATTATCATGATCTTTAAACTCAACGTCATTTATCATACCATCATCACCACCACCATCATAGTGTACATGAATTTTCTGTACATTATTATCTTTTAATATAGATAATAGTTGTATTAGTTTTTCTGTTTTATACATAGGTTATTTTTAAATATATATTCATCTAATATTTCAATAATTACCCCAGGATTTTGTTTATCATATTCATATTGTTCTAATACTGGTATAATAAAAGATGCATTATCATCTTCTATCCAACCATGTTTAGTCATTTCATCTTGAACAGTTTGCAAAGGATTTACATAATCAAACTTATGCCGTGTACCTCTAATAAATTTAAAAGATATGTACACAGGAGCTTCATATTTAGCAAACTCTTTTACAAAACTAGATGCAAATTTTTTATAGTAACTCTCTGTATCAGATCTATATTTCATTGTAGCTTTACTAGCTATAAAATATTTACCTGTCCATCTTCTACTATTCTTTGAACTTGGAACGTTTCCTGGAATAAACCATTTCATAATACTTCTCTTAATCTATTTACTAATCTATCAAACACTTTATCTACAGAGTGTATCTTAACTGCATCTGATAAATCTTTTTCTATATCTAAATATGTACCCTGTATTCCATACAAAGATAAATATTTTTCTATAGCAGCATGTCCTGCTTTATCATTATCAAATAAAGTTACAATAGATTTGTACTTAGATTTAAGTAGCTGTATTATATGTGGTTTTATTATAGTGTTCTCACTATCAGGTGCAATTGCTTCTATATTAAAGTTAAAACTTCTTAGACACATTACATCTTTTAATGATGAACAAATAACTAATGTAGGTTTATTATATTTTAATTGGTCTAAACCTTGTATATTATTACCAATTTTTATGAACTTATATTTATCTTGTTCTGGATGATATATTTTATTTAGTTCATTATGCTTAGTATAATAACCATAAGTTCTTTTTTTCTTAATAGTTATTTTATCAGTTATCTCACCAATGGACTCTCTAATCATAGTATAATATTCTAATGGACGAACATTATACTCATCAAGTAAAGATGTACCAATGTTATAAGGTAACCAATAATCAGCATCTTCTTTTAACCATCCTCTTCTCTTTGCAAAATCAACTTTATATTTTGCAACAGGTTTTATATCAATAGGTTTAATACTACCATTCTTTAAAACAAAAGAATTATAATCTTCTATCACCATGAATAGTGCTTGCTTGTAATCTATACCGTTCATATCTTTTACTAAGTCAACACCACTACCTTGATTTCCTGTAGAGAAGTCTTTGTATTTATATTGATTCGTTAGAGAATCAAAATATATAAACATACTTGGAGTTCTTTCTGTAGGATTAAATACAGATTTTATTTTAAGATCTTGACCTGATAATCTTTCAGGTAAACTTAAATAATATTCAAACACCCATCTGGAGTCTATATCATTTTTTTCTTTTGCAAAATTCTTTGTTGAAAGCATTTGAATAGAGATTAAAAAGAGCAGGCATAATTACCTGCTCTCTTTAAAAATACAAAAATTTAATTATAGCTCAAAGTCAGAGCTTGCTGTAGCCTTTGTTGGCTCAAAAGAATTTACTGATGTATCAGTTTTCTTTTGCACAGGACGTACATGAGTATCTCTATCAAACTTGATAATTCTACTATTTTCTACATCCTTTGCCTCAACAGGTACTCCATCCTTAGAAAGTTTAGGTAAATACAAATCATTGTTAATATAACCTTCTTTGTTTTCCCACTCTCTACTTGCTAGACAAACATTAACAAAGTCTGAACCTGAACCATTATTAGTAAACAACTTATTACATTGTACCATAAAGTCTTCAATAGTTGCTGCTTCAATAGCATCTAACTGTTCTCTTTTGTTTAATACTTCACCTAGAAATATCATTGCTTTCAAGATCTCTTGATCTCTGCTGATTTCTCTACCACTTGCAAGTGTAGTATCTTTGTAAGGATATTGAGAATATCTTACACGTCCTACTTGACCTTCATGTCTACCTTTAGACTGATCTTGCATGTCTTTATAGAAACCTTCAAAGTCTCCACCAACTGGTTCTGTTTCTACATTCAATGTAATATTAAATGCTTCCTTATCATATGGTGTTTGATCTAGACTAATATTATTAATCTTTACTGTATTATTACCTGGTCCTAAAATTGGTCTTGCTTTACCACCACCAACTGTCATGTCTTTCGTACTTAACATACTTTCTTCTTTTTAATTAATAAAATTATTCATAATCTTTAATACAATCTTTTACAAATTGTAAATCATTGGGTATAAAGGATTCTTCAAACATTCCCATTGGTGATTTACATGTATTTTCACCATTGTTAACTGTATCAAATCCATATTCTAAACTGTCTTCAGTCTTTTTAACTCTACCAAATAATACTATAGAGAAAAGACCTTCCAAAGTTAAAGTATTATCTATCATTTTCCCAATAGTTTTAGCTTTAACTTTTCTGTGTCCATTTACATCTGTTGATTCTTCTGAATGAGTTAAGAAAAATACATATAAATCTTCTCTCAAATCTTTAGGCATCTTAGCAACTTGTGCTAAACTTGCTGCAATCTGAGTAAATTTATCATAACCTTTTTCTGATGCTCTATCAAAATACTCAAAGCTAGACATATACTGCCAATCATCAATAATTAAATTAGTGACGTGTGGCATCTTATCATTAACATGTTGTATTGCTTTTACAATACCAGCAGCTGAAGAAGCTGAAGTCATATTACCTTTAGGATTATCTTTACTAATGTTAGTATAGTTTTTTTTCCATCCTTTGAAAGGTAATGGTTTGTTTGCTATATTTATTATAAAAGTTTCTTTAGGGTCTAGGTTTCTCATACTAGTTGATTTACCTGTACCTGAGTCTGCAATAATTAATACTGATTGTGCCATAGTTATTTCATTCTATTATTTAATACTTTGTATATACCAGTTAGTGCTTTCTCAATACCTTTAAGAACATCTACCAAGTCTCTATCTTCAGGGCTAGGTAGTTCATAATTAGATAACTCTTGAATCTTTTCTTCAACATTATTTCTAGAGTTAATATCATTAATAACTTTCAGTTCACTAACAGGTATGATATGTCTTTCAAAACCAGCATTACTTGTTATAAGCTCATACTCTTCTTCCCAGTGTGGATTAAACTTAAGTAAGTATAAAGTTCTTTTAGGATCTTCACTTACATAATCAATACTTACAAACTCTGTATAAATATCTGCATTTTTATTCATCTCACTTGGAAAGAAACCAATATGAAGTTCATCCTTACCAGATGGTCTGTATGCCATCTTAGGAATATATAGTGCATTAGGACTATCTATACTTTTAAAATAGTCTTCATGCTCTTTTCTAAGTTCTGCAACAACACTTTTGCGTTCTTCAGGACTTAAACCTTTTTTTCTTTTACTTGTGCTAATCATCTCTTAGGTTGTTGAGGTGGTGTATCCATTTCTTTTATTTCCATTTTTTCAAAATGTGCTTCAAAGAAACTCATACGTGCATCACCGTTTCTAGCTTTTAGAAAATGTAATACCAATGTTCTATCATCTTTAATTACATATCTATCTGGACCATACAATCTTATCTTCTGTTTGGCTGGTCTGTTAATACCAATCAGTGTGTCAGCATGTTGTAACATTGCATCTGAACCAAATATATCTGATTCAAGTACATAGTTACCATACTTACCATCTATAGCTCTATCAGGATTATCAATATTTCTATTAAGTTGTGATAGTGCAATAAATAAACATGGATACTCACGTTTAACTTGTGTAAAGAACTCACCTAATTCAAATAACATATCTAATCTATTATTCTGATATGGTGCACGCTTTACTAGTATTGTGTGATCAAGAGTGATAATAGTTCTTTCACCCTTATGCTCATCCATATAAGCATCAATCTGTTCACGCATTTGATTAACTGTCATAGGTGTAGATATAATATCTACTGGATACTTAACTCTATCTTTTGCATACAAATGACATTTGTTAAATACTTCACTAGATAGTTTACTACCTGCACTACACAGTTCTTTATAAGTCTTACCTGTAATAGAACTAAATTCTCTAATAGCTGATGTTCTACCAACCATTTCAAATTGAAATTCTAATACTCTAAACTTATCATGTGGATTTAGAACAAATGATTCTCTAATAATCTGATCTTTGATTAGTGTTTTACCTGAACCAGGTCTACCACCAATAACAGTAAGAGTATTCCATTCTAATCCATCCGTGACTGCATCATTAAATTTTGCCCACGGTGTATATATAGACTTCTCTTTACCAGATTGTCTATCAAGCATATATTTGAGTGCCTCATTAAATGCTTTATATTGACCATCCCATGCTTTTGTTGCTAACTTGGCCATATTACAACTAATTTATCCATCATATCCTTCTAATTTTTCATCTATATTTTTATGTATAGCTTCCCAAGTAGCATTAACTAGTTGATCAGTTTGTTCTGTACCAGTACGAACTGTAATCTTTTCAAGTTCTTTTATAGTTTTATTTATATGAAACTTTAATTTATGTCTATATGCAGAATTACCTTCTGTTTGATCTAATAAGTCTATTAATACAGTAGCAACTGTATAAATTTTAAAATCTACAAATTTCATTAAACAACTTTTTCTTTGAAATGATTATCAGTTATTTCAGATACTCCATCTACTATCATATCACAGTAATCTGCAAGCGTAGATGTTTTAACTTTATGTTTATCTTGTTTAGCTATAAAGTATTGACTTGTCATCATATAATTAAAGTCATTTTCTTCATATTGATTAACATACATCTTAGTAGCTTTTATTATAGTATCCCAATCATGTGAATATTCTTCAAAGAACCATCTAAAATTTGTTTCAAGTGATCTAACATTTACTCTTGCAGGTTTACCACTAGGTAATTTACCTGCAGGGAATATACTTCTATATTCATTTATTTTATCAAGAAAATCTTTACCCATCAATTGAATATTAGTTTTCTTTTTTGCTTTGACAAAGTAATTATCATACTTACGTAAGATCATTTTACCTTGTGTAGTAATAGAGAAGTTTCCTTCTTCACCTTCAACTAGATTATTATCTTGCAAACCTTTTAGTTCAAGCCAGTTATTAATCTGTTGAGTTGATACTTTATTTTTCAAACAATACAGCAGAAGCAATTGATTTGGTGTCAGCTTGTCCTTCAGTATCTTTTGCATTAATTCCCACATACTTATAGTATTCTTTTAATAAATTATTATATACAAATAGACATTGCCTATCTTTAATAGATAATAAACCTTCTATATTTCTAGTATTATAGATTATTGTTGCATGATTTTGATTTAACTCTCTTGCAATTTCTGATTTACTATATCTATT